GGTTGCCAGCGTCCCAACATTTGTACGGTTTCTTTTTGCCAATCGAATGTTGGCCTTCTGCGGTCAGCAAGTATATGTTCACCAATAAACTCAGCCCACTTATCTGCGTTCTGTTCTATCACACGGAAATCATACACCTCAGGTTCTTGAAACATGGCATTGGTGTCAGCATAACGACCTTCACGAATAGTATCTACCCATATAGTCCAGTATGCTTTGAAGTTATTTCTCATTTCAACTATTGGTGCCACAAAATCACAGATAACATAATCACCATTAGATTCTAAAGCAAATTGTGCCATTCGTAATGATTGTCGTATACGACCTTCTTTAGAGAAATCCCAATCATTATATTTCTTACGGACTTCATCTGCATTGAACCATGTTACTTGTGTTTTAACTCCACCTAGTGGTAACATTTCAGCAGTATTAGTCCTGCCTGTGCCATTTTCTTCTAAGTATTTTTTAAGTGCTTGTGCTAAACAAGTTTTGCCAGCACCAGGTAAACCCATTATCAAAATCTTTTTCACTATAACTCCACATTTTAAAATTAATCAATTACACCAAGATTGTTTGGCCTCACCATAGTATTCTCTTGCGTATCCGTTTTGGATTAATGCCATACGCAACGATTGACCATCAAGTAATACATCACCAAGGACTCTACCACCATACTTGTCCCAATCCATTAATATAACTTGTCTGCTTGTTGCTTGTGATACCAGCTTCTTAGTAAACTCTGATGCGGCAGCACCTCTAGTGGCTTCTGATTCACATTGAGCACGAAATCCTTTTTCTGGAGTATCAACACCAAACACACGAATTGATAACTCTTTCTTTAATGGTTCTGGTAACCATAGTGTTTGAAATGCCACAGTATCACCATCAATAACACGGGTGATAACTGCATTGTATGTCACACCTTGTTTTTGTTTTTGTGCAAACAATGGTGTGGATAATATCAATAATACAAGTAATAGTTTTTTCATTTTTGTTCTCGGTAAAATTTAATCGCCTCAACTAAACCATCTATGTGGTCCTCGGTTTTTTCTATAAAGATAAGAGGTGGGTTATCTTCAACTGCCATGATTACAACTAGTTTATTTATAGGTGTACCAATGAGTTCTTCATACATCAAAGCATACGCAGTTGTTTGCCAAAAATAATCTAAAATGTTTTCTCTTGATTTCATTTTTGCTGAGGTTTTAAAATCAATCGATGCCAACTCACCATCGAACTCAGCAATACAATCTACACGGCCTGCCATACCTAATTTGGTTGACCATAGAGCCTGCTCTTGATAGTGTATATTGTTAATACGATTAAGTTCTGGTTTAAGTGTGATAAACATTTCTTTGGCATCAGGCATCATATCACCCGTACCTTGATTGTTTAAGTATCTCTCACATAGTGTATGAACATTGGTACCACGACCTGTGGCTTTCTTTGAGATTTTATTGGCAACTTCTTCACCAACTCTCTTACGCCATGCCTTGATGGCTTCTTTCTTTTGCGCCCCTAGAACGGTGGTGACAGATGGTAACCTAGTTCCATCAGGTAAAGAGTAGTATCTTTTACCATCAGGGAATGTGGTTGCTTGGAGGTCTTGCAGAGGTTTTGGTGGGCAATATGTAAACATAATATAATCCTATCATAAAAAAGTTATATAGTCAAGCTGTAAATCTTAAGATTCTGGTAATCCCATTCTAATATTTTCTGATTGGACTCTTGAGCGCTCGAACTCTAAAATTTCAGATTCAGTTAAAGCTGGAATAGGAGTAATAGTAGATTCATCAACTATATCACCCCATACTTGAAATATTTTAACACTAGAAGGTATATCTTTATCACAATCATTACAATGTAACACATCAATTTCTTCTTGTGTTATGTCCGCATTACAATTTGGACAATTATGATATTCCCAAATTTCTGGTCGTACAATTTGTCCGTTCTCAACTAAAGTTGGTTGTTTAATAATCATTTACCATTTTTCCTTTGGACATTTTAATTGTTTTATTTTTATTTTCATCTTCATCGCACAACCACAAATATCACACACATTAACATTAAATTTATTTTTATAATATTCACAAGATTCACAAATATTCAAACGTTCTTTTTGTAATTCTTCTGAAGCAAGTAAGGCTACTTCTATCAAGTGTAAGCTCCGTGAATAGCACCACCACCACTAAGTGAGAATGTTCCAGCAGATAGTATAACTGCTCTGCCGCCGGCGCCTCCGGCACCACCACCATAAGCTGTAGACTGACCCGCTCTTCCATTAGATGCCCATGGAGCAGGATCATCACTGGTTGTAGAACCTCCTCGGCCTCCGTAACCACCAGAAGTATTTACTCCGTATGCTGGTCCATATGAAAGACCACCACTACCAGGTAAAGGTGACCCGCTAGTCCATGTATCTGCTGGAGTATATCCTGATTGTTGTGTGAATCCGTTTTCTCCATTTGTAGGTTGTGTGTTACTAAATGCACTACATTGGAACATACCTCCTCGTACTCCTCCACCAGAAGGTACAATCGGAGAACCTGTTCTACCACCAGCACCTCCACCGCCACCAACATATAACATTGTTCCACAATTAAAAAATTGATTAGTGCCACCACCGCCTCCACCACCACCGCCACCACCAATAACTCCTGAATTGGTCATACTTAAATTTGCATATATTTGAATAGCTGCACCGCCAGCACCTCCTGCGGCACCTTCTTTGGCAGTTCCATAATATTCATTAGCGGCACCTGCACCTCCTCCACCGCCGCCACCGAGGATATATGCATTATTAGTCATAGTAGTGGCATAAGAAATAGCTAGAGCTACACCACCAGCACCGCCAGCTAAGTTCCAATAACCTCCACCGCCACCTCCATAACCAGCAATAGTTCCATTATTGGTAATATTTACAGTAGATGAAGCAGGCAAAGAGCCCACAGTAAATCCGACAGCACCACTACCATAAACAGTAACGCCAGAATTAATAGTTACTGTAGCAATAACACGTTTTGAACCGTCCCACCCAGCTGCAGTCATAGCAGAGTTTAGATTATAATTAGCTGTGTCACTAGAAATAGTTTGATTGAATACGAATATACCAAGCCCACCATAAAAATTAGCCAAAGATATTGTACCTGAAGTAGGTATGCCGGCATTTTCAGCAAGATTAGTTACATAACTACCATTACGATAATATTCATTCATTCCAATTGGATTGGAACCACCAAATTCAGATTGTAATTGGTCGAATGATATCGTACCTGAAGCAGGAAGAGCCATAGTAGTCTAACTTATTTGAATGGGTTAATTTACTGTCATTACCCGTAGTTGTGCAGTAGTTGTTGCCAAATCAACTTGGTCGGTAATATCTCTTAGTCTTTGTTTTTCAGCCACAATTGCAGTTGTATCCGCAGAAGTCTCTAATGCTCTTTGAAATAAAACATCTTGAGCTGCCAACAAAGGTTCTCTTTCTGTTCTCAATCTTTTCTTAGTCATTTCTTTGGCTTTAGAAATACTAACAGATACAGTAGTTCCACTTAATTCCCAAGCATCAAAGAAATCATTGTCATTAGTTGGTAATGATTCATAGTCTACAATAATTGAACCAGTAGGAGTATCTTTTGCTTTAACTGCTTCAATAGATATTTCTCCAGTAGGCATTGTTACTGATACACCACCATTTTCGTTTGTAAAAATAATCACTTGCATTTTTGTTTCCTTTTCAATTAAAAAATATTATACTATTTAAAAACTGCTATACTAACAAATGAAGCATCCTGTTGCGCAAGAGATGCTGGATTGATTGTTAGTATTTGACCCCAAACTGGATCAATTCCTTGTACAATTGTTAAACAACCATTACCACTTCCATTATCATTTGAAGTGCCAACAAGAGCATAATTAACATCTGGAAAAGCCGTGGTATAAGTTATTCTATAACATCCAGCACTAATTCTTGTTACAGAGCTAACATTGAGAGAATTCCTAATATATTGAGTTTGTCCCCAAAAACTAACCCAAGCTTTTGCAGTACCTTTAATAGCAGTACTTGTTGCCATGTTATTACCCGAACCATCTTCAATTGTATCAGTAATTAATGTTCCTGCCATGAATTATCTCCTAATTAAGGAATTATATATTATTTAAAAATTACTACACTAACAAAAGAAGCATCATACTGTGCGGTACTTGCTGGATTGATTGTTAGAACAGTAGCAAAAGCCGCATTTATTTCTATGACAATTGTTAAACAACCATTACCACTTCCATTATCATTTGAAGTGCCAACAAGAGCATAATTGGTATCTGGATAAGCCGTAGTAAAATTTACTCTGTATTGCCCCTGATAAAATCTTGTTATAGAACTAACATTAAGAGAGTTCCTAATATATTGAGTTTGTCCCCAAAAACTAACCCAAGCTTTTGCAACACCTTTAATAGCAGTAGACGTTGGCATAGTATTACCCGAACCATCTTCAATTGTATCAATAATTAATGTTCCTGCCACGATTTATCTCCTAATTGACGAATTATATATTATCTAAAAAATACTATACTAACATAAGTAGCATCTGTCTGTGAAAGACTCGCTGGGTTGATTGATAGAAAAGAAACATTCGATGGATATGTTTCGGTGAGAAGTGTTAAACAACCAGCGCCGCTTCCATTATCATTTGAAGTAGCAACAACAGCAAAATTAACATCAGGAAAAGCCTTAGTGAAATTTACTCTATATGCTCCAGCACTAACTCTTATTACAGAACTAACATTGAGAGAATTTTTAATAAATTGAAGCTCGAAGTTCTCGTATTCTCCATCAAACACAACCCAAGCTTTTGCAGTACCTTTAATAGCAGTACTTGTTGCTATGGTATTACCTGATCCATCTTGGATTGTATCCAGAATTAATTTTCCTGCCACGATTTATCTCCTAGGTTTCGCATTTACAATCATTTTTGTTAGCAGTCTTTATAAAAAGTTTCATCCAATTTTAAGCATAAATCGATGTTTTCTTTACTTAATTTTGCTTTACTTTTTCTTTTATTTAGTGTACTTCTAACATCATGCATACCATCTAAACGGTAGACTGAATCATCTTCAGGGTGTTCATTGATAATATTTTGTAGGTCATGTGTATAATTATCCCAACCACAAAACTCATAAATTTTATTTAATGTGCTTGTTGTATTATACACCAAGTCTTGGTATTTCACAAATATGAAATTTTTGTTTTGGTTATTTTGACTAGCCCATTGAACATTATGTAATAATTTGAGTATCTCAGAGTCTTTATTTATAAAGTATTCCGCTTTACTTTTTACATTATTTTTATCAAACAAATCAAGAAAAGAAATCACAATCTCATTTACAGGCCGAATTAAAACAATAAATTTTGGATCACAATCTATATACCGATTTACAATATCAACATTTGCTGGATTATTCCAAGTTCGACATTTATCAACAATGATAGGTCTATCAACATCTTTATAATATATTTTTGGTATAGAAGATACTAAATCAAATACAGTTTTTTCTCTTTTATTTGCTTTAATTTGTTCTTGACCAGAAGTGTTACAAGAAACTTCCATATCCCACATTAATTGGCATACAGCTGAATTTCCTTCAGCATGAATCAATGGATTTTGATTTAATATTGAAGATAGTAAAGTCGAGCCTGTTCGTGGTAGGCCACACATCATAACAAAGTTTTTCATTTAAATTATCTAGATGTTCGTTTCACATTAACTAGATGTAATTTACCATCAGGAGTTTTGTATTCATCACCTTCAATATTATCATATACATTAATATCAGTATGTATAGTACCAACAATATGCCGATGAAAAACACCTCCTATTTTTATAACATCATCCTCTGTAATTATTGTATTAGTATTTGCCATTCTATTTGTTTATCCAGTTATGGGTTTATTGGTCCTAAAACATTTCCTTGGGGTGCAAAGGTAATTAAATTACCTCCTGTAATCGCAGGGGAAACGCCGTGATAATCCGTTTCAGTATAACCAGCAACACCAAGGCCTTTACCGGCATTATTATAACCTCGGCCACCACCTGACCCTGTACCTCCAGTAGTAAGAGTGGCTGCAGTAGCCCAAGCGCCATACATATCATTTCCGCCACCGGCTCCTATATAAAATCCTGCGCCACCGCCACCTGTGCTGTACCTATCATAAGTCCCATTGCCATAATTCCAGAAAACTGCATAACCTCCACCGCCACCTTTAGCAATTGTTCCGTTATTACTTATTGTTGTCGGTATTGTAACTCTCATACCGTAACCACCGTTATAAAGCACATTATTTCTTGGACCTCCACCCGTAACATAGTAATCTGAACCCTGTCCGCCTTTACCCACAATATAAGAATCTGAAGCAAGATTAATTTCGCATCGAGAACCTGAAGGATATGGTAAGGGTGTATTACCTGGAAAATATTGAGTTGGAGTTGTATCAAATGCGTATGTGTTCCACGTATCACTACCAACTACTACTCCAGACTCAATATTTACAATAATTTTTACAGGAATATCATTCTGTAAAGCATTAATAAATGATGGAATACCATTTAAAAGTGTGTCCTGCCCCGCACCTGCGACACCTGAAGGATATAACCCCCAGAGGTATCTGTATACATTAAAATTCCTAAAAGCAAAATAACCAGGAGGTCTTTCAGTAATATCACCTAACTGAACAAAATCACTATAGTCAGAAAGTGAAGTATCTGGTGAAATTTTCATCGCCGGATCTGTTAGCATTCCACTTCCACTAGTTGTGGTGCATTGTGCTGATCCATGGCCGGTAAATTTAGCACGGGCGTGGCCGGTACCATTATCACCAGATTGTTCTGCTTTTAAAGTTATTGTGTATGTTCGACAAGCCGAATTATGAGTGACTCTATCATATAGTCCAATTCCCAAATCTCCAGTAATTTCAACATTACCTAAAATTTTTGTCTGATTACTAACATTAGTAATTTTTGGGGTAAAAACAGGTGAAACCCTTGCTGATGATAGGTTTGTGTTATCAGGAAAAGTAATTCCACTAGAACCGCCGAGAGATGTTGTCATTTTAGTTCCTTTATACGACTGACCAACGGCTACCCGTTACAATATTTACTGTTACACCAGTATTGATTGTTATAGGTCCAGGCGACATAACATTAATACCTGCCGATGATGTGTAATTAGATGTTATGGTGTTAGATTGCTCTACGCCAATTTGTCCTAATGCGGTGCTCATTTGTTTTCCTTATTTTGACGATTTATCATATTTATATTTATGTCAATTAAAATAGGAGGTCCTATGTGGATCAAATGATGATATTGCTACTTTTTCTTCATATTCTCTGACGTTTCTTGATAATTCTATTAATTCTTCTTTAACTTTTTCTTTGTTGTTGTATTCATGATATAGGCGTTCTCGTTTTGTCATCGTTCGCTTTTGGCTCATGGAACTCCTTAAGTTAGTTAGAAATAGTTTACCACTCCCTTGGCATCTTGGTTTTGTGGCTTTTGTGTAAGGTATTACCTGGAATAGTATCTTTCATTCGCTGGATAACACCTTGTTCAAAGGCCTTATCAGCTGTCATAGTACCTGGAACAGACATACGACCAGCATCAGAGAATACAGGCAGGTTTTTGGCCATAAAGTGTTGTTGTAGATGCGGATTCTCCTTCTTAAAATCATGGAGAACTGTGTGGGACATTTTGTGTTCTTCAATTTCATTTGTCTCAGTATTCAGAAAATCATATGACGGCATGACAGGATTCTTTCGCTTGTTTTAAAAATTCACTTAACCATTTTGGTCGTTCTCTACTATTTATCTTACCTGACCATGACCATAGGTGTTCTTTATTCATCACATAGTATCTATGATAGGAAGTAAGAGAATCACCAGGCACTTTACATTCATCAGGCATGGCTGGTGTTGGTTCGGTGAAATCTTTAGTACCATTAATATTGGTTGGTGTAGTTTGTAATCTATTCACCAAGCCACTACTTTCACACTTATGTACCTTGCCATAACGGTATGTATATTCTTTACAACATTCAACAAGTAAAGTATAAAGCCAATGGTAATTCATAGCAGATTGGCGACACCAAACTGCCGAAGGATGATTAAGGTGAGTAGCAGAATACAACACAGACTCACGGTCATCAGGAAGAACATATCTAGTTTGTTTACGACCAGTTTTACCGAGGCCAATAGACATAGTGCCATCAAGAAAACGGTGAGCAGTAGAAAGAAGTTGAGCATATTCAAGTATCATTTTTATACAATGTTTATCAACGTGCATTTGAGCACAAACTTTAGGGTCATTATGTAGGTAAAAGATGTTCATATCATTCTCAA